GTCAGGATGTCATTGACGAAAGCATCTACGCATTCATCAAGTACAGGACAGTTGATGTTGTGGTCCTGCTGGACCACATCGACGCATGCCGTGCGCCACGGTTTCCAGCTGTTTAAAACTGGAGCTCCAACTTTGACCTCATATCCTACATCCAACATAGCGTTATGGATGACAGTCTTGGTCACTTTGGATTTGCCCTTCGCTCGGAAACCCGGAAGCGATCCGTACACACTAGCAGTTCCTTCCTCAATGAAGCGGAAGGTGCTCTTCTTGTGCAACGGCAACAACTCAATGGGATTACCGAAGGCATCGCGCAGATCAGGCTCACCAGCCTGTACCTGCTCGACTTTAAGAACGTCACGAGCAATCTCGTAAGATTCTTTTGGCAATACAACAGCTGCCACGCTCTTAGTCCACCCACCAATAATGTGGAGACCAAGCAGCACGGGCCCCATCGGAGGAAATCCCAAATAGGGAGATCCACAATGCCCAGACTCAGTAATAATCTCACACAAACCTCTGTATGCGATAATTTCTGGAATCTCGTCCGACGTCTCAACGGAATTTTGGAGCGCACGCAATGTGTATCGCTCGTCAACGCCCTGAGCGTCTCTCGACAAAAAAGTTGCTTCGCAGCAAGTGGTAAACCTCTCACTAACAAGCAACCCCGAAATCGAGGCGCGTGGAGGTACACACCGCAACCTAAAGAACACCAAATCGTGCTTCGGGTCGCGGTAGAAGTCCCCTGGGTGCATAGTAGTCCTAAAACTATCTCCTACACCTGGTTGATGATCGCTTTGCTTCACCGCAAATGCCACATCTTCCACAGGAACATTGTGACTATTCGTCACATACAGCTGACTTTCCAAACATAAAATGCGGAAAGTTCTACCAGCTGTCTTGCCTCCTTTCTGGTACGTGCTCTGTACGTACATGATATTTCTCGCAACCCGTTTTTCAACCTGGTCACGAGGCATATCCTTCCATGATCTCGTGAGAGGCGTGTAATCAAATTTACACGGCTTATACTCATCACGATACCAAGGGTTGGGTTTGTCATCCTTCTCAAAGGACTCAGACTCCTCATCTCCCTGCGTCTTACCGGTCTTCTTCTTATTCTTCGGCTTGGAAAAGATCCAATTGGAAATCAAAGACACAGCCATCATAGCTGCAATCCCGGCTACAGTCATTAAAAAACGACCATACACTTGGCACATGAGTGGGTCCAACATAGCACGCATGTGTAGTCGACGCACTCGTCGTCCATACCTACACATCATGGCAGAAACCCATCTTCTCTCCGTGTCCAATCTCTGCAGAATCGGCAGGTTCATGGAACGCACTTTGGCACAAATAATATCGTACCAACTGGCCTGTGGAGCAGGAGGTAAGTTCAAGGAAATCATCCTTGTTCTCAACTCCTGTGACGTTTCATCGTCAAGGCCACCATCGAATTCCGCGGAAAGATCAACCTCTGGAGGAGGTAAAAAACCTTCACGTCGCAACATCTCGATGACGTGCGGAGCAGTTTTAGCTTTGGCTTCCCGAATTAAATTCGTAGCCGCAGCTCTCGCAACTTCGGTCGCCATATCAGAGGCGGTAGAAACTGCTTTCCGCTCGATGTTGTGCAAAACATTGGTAGCACCTCGCTTCACTGCGGGACCTACACAAAATAATGTCATGGCAGAAGCCATGGCACCAAATGCAACAACCTTTGTGGTATCTCCAGACTGCAATTTCTCCTTTTTACAAGAGCATTTTGCTT